AAGATTATGAAAATGCTTTGAGAATTGTAAATGGTGGTGTTGGAGCTGAAGGTAAAATAAAAGTCTTAGAAGATGTTGCAAACAGGCTCACTGAAGAAGCATATGGAGATTTAAATTTTATAATAGGTCAATTACCACCTGAACTTGACCCAGCACGTTACAATCAATTACAAGGCTCTATACAACCATTCGTTGATCCTTATAACAATCAAAGTGCCGTACCTTTAAATCAAGCAGATCAAATATTAAAAGATTTAGGGTACGATTAAGATGGCACAGGCAAACGCTGAAAAAATAAAAAAAATTGATGAAGCTATTGTTTTATTGTATGGCGATGGCAAACCATCTCAAGAAAATTTAGAAAAAATTAAAATACTTGCACAAGAAAAAAAATCATTACAATCACTACCAAACATAACCCAAGCAGTTGAACCACAACCACAAACATTTGTAGATAAAGCAGTAGATTTTGGAAAATCTGTAGGCTCTGGTGTTGCTAAAGGTGCAAGTTATTTAGCTGGTTTGCCTGGTGATATAACTGAATTAGGAAATCAATTTCTGCCTGAGTTTTTAACAAAGCCAATAGTTAGAATAGATGGAAGTGGTGTAGATTTTTCTCCTGAAGGAGAAACTACAAAAATTTTTCCAACATCAAAAGATGTTCAAAATTTTATCTCAAGCAAGATCCCTCAAGCTGAAAATGTATTTGGTTATGAACCAACTACAGGAGCAGGCAAATATGCTCAAACAATATCTGAGTTCGCCACGCCTGGTATAGCTGGTAAAACAAATGCAGCTAGAAAATTTGGTACAGGTTTGGGTGCAACTTCAGGTGCTATATTTCAAACTGCTGAAGATTTATCAGGAAGTCAGGGTGTTGCAGCAGGAGTTACAATACCAACAAGCATACTTCTTGGATTATTAGCTAGACCACAAACTGCTGCTCAGTTAGCTTCTGAATCAATGAGGTCAGTAAGCCCTAAAGATATTAAAAGTGCAATAGCCATAGAACAACAAGCTAAAAAATCTGGTGTTAAATTACTTCCTGGTGAAGCCTTTGATAATAAACAAGTTCAAGACTTAACTGAAACAATAGTAAAATCTGAAAGAGGTTCGCCATTTATATATAGTGCACTCAAAGACAGAGAAAAAGCTGTAAAAAAATTTGTTGAAAAACAAGCAGATGATATTGATACAGTTCCAGAAAGCACAAGAAATCTTTTAAAATCAATACAAGAATCATCATCTAAATCTATACAAAGTGCTAAAAATACAAGAACAAGCAAATCTCAACAAGCAGGCTATGGTGTTGCAAATACAGAATTTTTAGAACCAAACCAAGTAGTACCTATAATTAACCAAGTTGACCAAGCTATACTTAGCTTACCGAATAAAAATCCAAATGTTGCAAAACTAAAACAATTAAAAGAAATGCTTACAAATGGTGATGTGCCTGAAACAAACATAAACAAACTAGACAGTACGTTTAAATTTTTTAGAGATAGTTATAGAACTAGCAAACAAGGACAACCATTAGAGCCTGGAAGGTCTATAGATACGGAGTTAGGCAATATACTTTTTAATGTAGATGAAAGTGGCATATTAAACAACTTAGATAAGGCTATGAAAACAAATGTAAATTATGCAAAAGGCAATGCAATGTACCAAGATTTATCTAATACGTTAGTAAATGTTGTAATAGATAATTTAGATCAATTATCAAAAAAAGGTTTAACACTATCTAAAATAGACAGGTTTGTATTTAACCCAGCACAAGCAAATGTAAAAGATATTAATAATACATTAGCAACATTAAATAAAACAAAACCACAAGCTACTATAGATATTGCCAACCTTTACTTCAGAAATGCACTTAACAAAGCATTTCCAGTTTCAAAAAAAGGAGAAGATTTTACAGAAGGTTTTAATTTAGTTAAATCTATTATGGGAACTAACAAGCAAAGAGAAAATTTCATGGCTGTTATTGAAAATGTCGCAAAAGCAAAAAATAAAAATCCACAAGAATTTAAAGTTGGTTTTGAAAATATGTTAAGAGTTTTACAAAGAACTGGAAAAATATCATCAATCAATAGGCCTGGTTTTGATATAGTTAATAAGGGCACAAGAACTATAGCTAAAGATTTGGCTATGATGAAAACATTTAACCCTCTTGTAAGGTTAGCAACTAAATATGGTGAATTAAAATCTGGTCGTGCCGAAGAAATTTTAGGAAAAATATTTGCTAGTGATGATGCTATTGAAAACTTAATTTTATTATCTAAAACAAACCCTGATTCAATGTTAGCAGTAAATAGAACCTTACAAGTCGTAAACGCATCTCAACAACTTAATAATCCAGATAACATCAACAACCAACAAACAATGGAATTAAATGAAAATCAAATTTCAAAAGATTTATTACCAACACCACCTGAGTTTTATTTAGACACAAGACCTGATGTAACACCTCAAGAATTTCTTAGAAATCAAGCTCCTAATTAAACAATGTAATGAAGTCAACTTATAAAGTAGGGCGGTCTGGCGAACATTTAGCTGCCTACTTCCTACTCCAATACTTTGACGAAATCTTTGAACCCAACCCAACAGCTAGATACGATTTCTTGGTTATGAAAGATGACATACCATACAAGATCCAAGTCAAAACATCTGAGTCAACCTTTCACCACAGAAACAAAGAAATGGTTAGATGGGATATTAAGAAGAGAGTCAACAGAATCAAGAAAGACTACAACGAAAACGAAGTAGATATATTTGCTTTCTGTTATCTGCCTTATGACCAAATAGAGTTCCAACCTAACAGAAACTTAACTGCTACCTGGCAGAAAGAATTAGATTACATCAAAGAAGTAAACCCTAGAAAATCCTTAGAAAGATCAATCACTATTATAAATGCGTTGAAAGAAAACGACATTTAGTTTATTGATACAACCTGATAACAACCAAAGAAAATGAGGTCTTTTTTTTGGCTGATTTCTGGGCTTAAAGTTACTGAATCACAGTGCTTTTAAGGAATGGGTCGCAGGTTCGAATCCTGCAGGGCTCACCATATTTTCCCAGTTTTCTCTCATAAACTTGACCTGATTTTCAATATTTTGTTATCATAAATATACGCTATGTTTCTATTTTGTTCACGGTAAAACTAGAGCAAAATACAACCACAGCACAACCAGAGAGAGAGAAAATGAAATTTGAAAGAGATAAGAAAGACTCGAACATACTTATATATCCATCGTGTTATACCTTTGCCTACATCATCAATGGCAAAAGAAAACAAAACAAGTTAGCTGACATCAACACACCTATTGAAGCTGTCAGAATTAAAGCAGCCAAACATCATGCCTTGGTATTAGAAGGTATAGATCCATTTGGTAAATCAAATAATAAAATTATGACAGTGCAAACTTTCGCTGACTCATGGTTTAAATATTTAGAAAAAACTAAGGGCCTGAAAAGTAGAAAGTCTTTTGAAAATATATACGACAACTACTTAAAAAAAGTCTTTGGCTCAAGAGATATAAAAACCATTACTCACCAGGAAGTGAAGGATTGGTTCTATGATATTGATAAACAAAGCATGGCTAATAAATCTTTAATGGTGTTCAAAAAAGTGTTCAATGAAGCAAAGGCTTCTGAATACACAGAGAAATATCCTTTCAACCTGGTTAAGAAATACACTGAAAGTATTAGAGAAAACTACTTAACACAAGACCAGCTTGTAGAGGTTATAAAAGAATTGAACAGCCGATATGAAATACATCGCAAAAGATCATCAGTGGATTTTATTTGGGCCTGTATCTTAACAGGAGCAAGGTCTGCTTCTGAAATAGGTAATGCCAAGTGGAGTGACTTCAAGGGAGATAGGATCGTTTTAAACGAACATAAGACCGCAAACAAAACAGGTGATAAGCGTGTCATTTATCTTAATGCTCAATCACAAAAGATAATAGAACGACAACCTAGAACCAATGGCAAAAGACATGAATATATTTTTGCGATTAAAACACCTTATCGTATGTGGAAAAACATTAGAGCAAAGTTTGGTTTAGATCACATTACACTACACGATCTAAGACATAGTTTTGCCAGTCATTGTATTTCGTTTGAGAAGATGACACTGAAAGAAGTGGGCGATTTGTTAGGACACAAATCAACCCAAACTACAAATAGGTATGCTCACCTATTAGAAGAAACCACCATTGATAACATCAATAGGATGGGTAAGTTTCACTCTAAGTTTTTCTAGCTTTAAATTTATTAATCAAAAAGTGCTTGTTTGCTCTAAAGTATTCAAGCACTGATCCGTATGGTTCTTCGTTGTAATACTTAACTTTATTTCTGTTACAGTCATAAAATTTCTTAGTAACATACTCTCTAAAAGTTTCCTTCATCTTTGTACTCCTCTAGTAATTCAGCTTTATTTTCTTTCAGCCATTCATCGTAATCTAAAATTATCTCACCTACATTTTGTTGGTAGTAGAAAAGATATTGCTTATCCAAAAAGATTTCCCAATCTATTTGTTCACAATCAAAATTTTTACTTGTTAAGGGTTTACCGTTTGGATCTACATTATAAGTATGCTGCAATTCTAGCTCTATATAATGTATGGCTTTTTGCAGGTCCTTAATATGTTCTTTTCTTTTACCCTTTTTACCAGACCTGGTAATGTATTTAATACTGTTCCCAAGACACCAAGTAATGTTGTTCTTGATAATATATTCTATTGGTTGAGCTCTACCTTTATAGTGACTGCCACCAACCTGTCGCTCTGTTGCAAGCTCTCTGTTAGCCCTGTTCCACTCCTTTGGTGTAACCTTATCAATACTCATGTTGCTTTCTCCTGTTAAAATTCATTATGAGTTTTTTCCTCTTACTACTTGATATTACTTCTTTTTTTTCATAAAGTGAACAAATAGAGAACATTTAAGTATTACTTAATACATATAAGGAAAAAAAATGAAAGACCGAAATTTCATAGATCAAGGACAACTAGCAGAGCGTTGGAAGCGAAGTGAACGTACATTAGAGAACTGGCGTTCAAGAGGTATTGGAATCCCATACTACAAAATTGGTGGCAAAGTGCTTTACGATTTTGATGATGTGACAGCTTACGAGAGCGAACAATTACAACAACCTATTAATAAGGAGTAGTTATCTCGCACTCAATAGTGTCGCCTTCAGGGTTTGATAAACTTTGGAGCAAGTGTCCAGCTAGTGCAACACTGAGCAGTAAAGCTCCGTATGTTGCCAGCGAAGCGACCGTGAGTGGTAGTGCTTGTCACTGGATGGCTGAGAAAGTTTTGAAACAAGAGTTGATAGACTTAGATCCAACAGAACACTTTGTGGGTCAGAAATATAAGGATGGAGATATTGAGATAACAATAGATGAAAAGTTAGTGAAGAAAGCACTAGCCTATTCAAACTATGTTTTCAAAAGACAAAAGGAGATGGAAGCTGAAATGTTGATTGAAGAAAAACTTTATGTGCATGAAGTTAACGATCATTTATTTGGTACAGCAGACATTATTCTCATTGGTAAAGACAAGATAAGCCTGATTGATTTGAAGTCAGGTAAGTGGCCAGTAGAGGTCATAGATAACGGACAGTTAAAGATATACACCCTAGGGGCGGTAGCAAGGTGGGGTGGAGATTACCAATATGAAAATGTTATTTTTCAGAACGGAAAAGCAAAAGAGACAACACTCGATCTACATGAACTTGTAGATTGGGGTTTAGGATATTTGACAGACTGCGTTGATGCAGCTCTGGAAAAAAATCCGAAAGAAGTAGTAGGGCAACAATGTTTGCTCTGCAAGGGTAAGACTTATTGTAAGTCTTATAATAATTTCACAGAAAATGGAGGAAAGATTTTATGGAAACCAACCCGATAATTACGATGGATGGTCGTGACATACATGAGCATGATCTCACACACGAAAGCCGACCAGTCGTGCAAGACTTGGTAGGAGTATTGCAAGAGAAACAAAGCCTTATGGCTGAAGCTCAAGAAGCAGCTAAGAAAGTAGCTCACTTCAATTCGTTACTAAAGAATGAAGCCTTGTTAGTTGAAAAACTAAAACCAATGCTTCCTGAAGTAAAAGAAGTTGAGGAAGATGAAGTAGCTACTGGCAAAATTGGAAAGGAGTCTAAGTAATGGCATTTTCATTAGCTGATATAAAAACTAAAGCTACTTTAAAACCACCAAGAATATTGATTCATGGGAAACCTGGAGTTGGTAAAACAACTATCGCTTCAGAGTTTCCTGAACCATTATTTCTTATGACCGAAGATGGTCTAGGTGTAATTGATGTAGCCCATACTGATTTATTAAAAAATTATGATGACATAATTGAAATACTAAAATCATTACTAGCAGAAGATCATAAATATAAAACTTTGGTTATTGATTCATTGGATCATTTAGAACCAATTATTTTTGATAAGACTTGTAAGGTTGAAGGTTTCAAAGACATCAATGAACCTGGTTATGGTAAAGGTTTTAGTTTAAGCCTGAAATACACTAGGGAAATAATTGACTTACTAAATCAATTACGAGAACAGAAAGGCATGATTATCTGTATGTTAGCTCATTCAGTAATCAAGCGTTTTGAAGATCCTACCTCAGAAGCCTACGATAGATATGAGATTAAATTAAATGCCAAGCATGGTTTTTTATATTTAGAAGTCTCAGACATCGTTGGCTTTGCTGATTTCAAAACTGGCACAGTTGTGGAAAAAAGCAGAGGTGGTGAGAGAACCAGAGCAGTTTCTACTGGTCAAAGGGTTCTCCATGTTGAAGAACGCCCAGCGTTCTTAGCGAAGAATAGATATAGCTTACCTGCTGAGTTACCACTCAAATGGGATGCTATTAAAGATGCAATTAAAAAACCTGGGAAAAACCAATAATGTTTTTTCGTATGAAAATTCATTGGATTCTTAATGGTTAAATATTGTTAGATAAATAATGGGTAAACCGAAACCAATCGACATTCCTAAGACTCTTATGAGAGTGCGAAGAACTTTGCAAAAAGTTTTAGACGATCCTAGAGCAACTTATGAATTAGATACGATTTATCCAGTCGGTGTTACTGAGAGCATTGAGGAGACTATTGAAGGGTTAGATAATATTATCGAATACATCAATGATCCTCGCTCTTACACTGGTTAATAAATAGGAGAAAAGCAAATGGCAGACTTGTCAAAACATTTCGAGGGTGGTTTAAAAGAACCTACCGACAACAGACCTCAAATAGAAGAGGGTAGATATAATTTAGTATATTCACATACAGAACATAAGCCATACCAAAATGGTGGTTCTGGTCTAAAGTTACATTTCAAAGTGGAAGATACCAACATAACAGTTGGAGCATTATTCACTGTGGAAGGTAGCGAGAAAGCAAAAGAAGTTGCTGAAAAGAGTTTGTATCTGTTGGCGAAAGCAGCAGGTATTGATAACTTTTCCGATACAGACCTCCTTGCAGGAAGAACTGTAAGCTGCGATCTCAAGAGAAACGATAATGGTTATTTAGAAATAGATGACAATTATGGTTCTAATTGGGAAGCAGCAATTCTTCCTGGTGTTGGAAAAGATACACCTAAAGTTGCAGAAACTAAAACTGCAACAGAAGGTGATAATGCTGCGTGGTAGAAGATAACTACCCCAGCTTATGTCAATGTGGTCGCCCAGCATTGCCATACCTCGTAATAAAAGGCGAAGGGCGATTTGTTTATGGAGCGTGTTCAATGGAGCATCAAAAAGAAATTAATAAAGGTGAGCTTGTGAGAAATATCGCAAGAGTTTCTGATGCTGGTGTTGATTACGCTCTAACAAATTTAAAAGATACTTTTTACGAAATAATAAAGAGAGAGAAAACAGGACAAATGAATCAGTGGTCAAGAGAGAGTAAGTTAGCATTTGTGAAAGATGCGGTCAGACATTTTCTTAACCATCAAAATCATGTGGCGGAGACAGGAGAATTAAAACCTAAAGAGAATGAAATTAAATCAATACTTTGATGGCGGAATAAAATTAGACAACTCAATAAAATTTGCACAAGACAGCAATAGCGTTGATGATCTTCTTAATGAAATGCGTAACTTTGGTTTACGTGTTGATTTCTTAAAAGAAGGTTCACTGCAAAGAGTAGGTGTTAATGCTATTGGTGGCCAAAGACCTGATAAGTCAGGTGAAACTAGCGGGTGGTATATCTATCACCAGATCAATGCAGACTATGCTTGTTGTGTCTATGGTAATTGGCGAACAGGTGAAGAAAAGAAATTCTTTACAGGCTCAACAGCAAGTCTATCTAAACAAGAACAAAAACAACTTTACGCTAAACTAGAAGAAGTTAAGGCGAAAGCTACCGAAGATAAAGCAAGGAAGCAAGAAGAAACTGCTGTATATGTTAAAGATAAGTTTAGTAAGGCAGATCAAGTAACAGCACACCCATATTTGAAAGCAAAACAAATAGGATCTTATGGCATTAAAGAAGCCAATGGTAATTTATTAATACCAATGTATCGGCTACACCCAGAAACAAAAGAATTAGATTTACGCTCAGTGCAATACATAATGCCTGATGGTCAGAAAAGATTTGCGAGTGCAGGAGAGACTAAAGGTAGTTTCTTTTTAATTGGCACAGACCTTGCTTCAATTAGCCAGGTAGAAAAGATTGCAGTTTGTGAAGGCTATGCCACTGCGGTTAGTATTTATGAAAGTTGCAACATTCCAGTCTTGGTTGTGTTCTCAGCAAATTTTTGTTTAGAAGCCTTAACTAGATTTAGGAAAATTTATAATGGTCAATTTATTTTAGCACTTGATAATGATGATTCAGGTGTTGGCCAAGACCGAGCAAAAGAGGTTCAGTCTGCAATATTTAACTGTGTGACCAGAATACCTAGCCAAAAAGGAGATTTTAATGACTTATTTTTGGAGTTTGGAGCTGAGAGGGTCAGAAATGAGCTGTATCAAACAGGATTCCAAATCCGAGGGTTTAGTATTCGTGACTTACAGGGAAAGCCCTTAGAGCGTGAATATGTAGTCAATGATTTGATCCCAAAAGAAGTGGCTGGCGTTTTCGCTGGTTTGGGTGGCATCGGAAAATCTGGTTTGCTTTTAGACCTAGCATTGAAGGTAGCAAGTGGTCAAGGTCGGTGGCTCAATCAACCAATTATGTCAGGTGGTGATGTAGTTTTCTTAACAGGAGAAGATTCACAAGATGAAATCCATCATAGGTTACATTCACTAGATCCAAATGAAAAAAGGTTTGGCTATCCGAATAATGTTTTTATCTACTGTGTTCCCGATAACCAGCCGATTAATATTATTGCGGAAGATAATCAAGGTTTAAGAATTACAGATGCAGGGTGGTCACTGCAAGAGGAGTTGATGTCATTTCATTCTCTAAGTCTCCTCATCATTGACCCTTTGAGTAGTTTCTGCTCTGCATCTGTATCTTCTTCAAATGAAGTCGGTCAGCTCTGGGGAACTTATGTTGCTGGTTTGGCCAAGAAAACAAATAGTGCGGTAATAACTTCTCACCATATGAGTAAGTCAGCGTTCAGTGCTACTGATAGTTTTGGTTTTAGAGCAAGTATTAGAGGGGCTTCAGCAATCGTTGACTCGGCAAGGTGGGCGGCAGTTTTAACTCATGTAAAAGAAGATTTAGCCGAAGAGATATGTTTAGAAAATAATGTTGACCCAGATATAAATAGAGTAGCTCAATTTGCTATGGTTAAGTCTAATAGTAAAGCAGACTTCACTCCTAAAACATTATTTAGAAAAGATGTTATCCTTGAGCCTATTGAACAGAGTAAAATAAAAGACCAATGGTAAGAAAAGCTAAAACAGTTAATACTTATAGATCAGCGACACCAGGAAGGGGTAAAAAAACTTCTCTGGGTAGAAATAATGTTGGACATTCAACCATGAATAAGAACATGAAAAGAAGTTGGAAGAAATATCGAGGGCAGGGCTAATGGCAGGTAAAGGATCAGATCAAAGAAAAAGACAAATCTCAGACGAAGAGTTTAAGGATCGTTGGGATTCAATATTCAAGTCTCCGCATAAGAAGCATTGGAAAAAAAATAAACCCACTAAAAATAAATAGGTTATTACTTAGATATTACTACTATGTAATATTGTAATAATTAGGGGGAAAGATGGAGACTAGCGATTATCTCAGAATACTAGGTGATTGGGATAAAGATTACAAACAAGCAATATTAGACAAGATGTTCAGGTTTTATTTTGCTGATCCTTTATCTTTTGTTGTCACCAACACCATAGCAAAACAACAATTTATTAATAAGCCCGTCTATTATGAAGAAATATGTCGGCTCACTAATCATAAATTTGGCTCAAGATCCACGATACAATTATTACTAAATGAGGGGGTAGCGATTAAGGTTTACCATAAGACAAATCACAACACCGATAAACGCTTACGGGTCTATAATATTCATAATAATTTCATGCCAAAGTTAAAAAAACTATTAATAAATATTGATAAACGAAGGTAATATTATGCCAATATTAGCAAAAACATGTCGCTTATTGTTTCGAGGGGATACAAATAGCGACATATATCCAGTTATAATATCCATATAATAAAAATGAGCTTTAGGCTCATTTATTATTTTTTAGGTAGAGAGTATGAAGAGAAAGTGGTGGATTAAATTCGGACTGCAGGCAGGAAGGCAGGAAGGCGGAATCAGTCGGGAATTACAAAGTAGTTTGAACGTTAAGCGATATCGTAAGGTATTGTGGAAGCAAGGTA